TTTTGGTATATCTAAGTATTTAAGAATTAAACTTCGTACGTAGTAACGTTGCTTAAAAACGTAAAGACAGGGAACATTATTACTAAACGTTTCTGTCCAAGGTACGCAGACTTTATAGTCGAATAAGTTTAAAGCAAGTTTCTTAAATAGAGTTGAAAGATGATTTTGCTTGCAAGCTCCATAGTTTAAATTAAATGAGCTTGCATCAAGAGATCTGCAGATATCCTCAGCCTGCGCCACCGCGTGGTTACTATTGTTAGCTTCTATGTGAAGTTGAATTTTTTTATCTTGCTTAGTAAACTCGAGGTTATATTCCTTTAGTAACACTAGTTTTACCTTAATGCATAGAAAACTACGCCTTCGTAGTTAAACCCCGAATGATATATCTCTTTCATAGTTAGCCCACTCTAGCTTTTAGTTGGTCATAAATGCCCCCTCCTCCCGGAACATTTTGCTCTCTAAGCAAATTTGTAGCTGCGTTTAAATAATCAAAAATTTCTTTATCTGAATAACCAGCTTCTTTTGCTGCTTCGAGATCTTCTCCTCCGAAATATTTACTACTTATTCCGTAGTCACTTGAGATAGGCTTTCTTTCGCCTTGATTAGCACTTGGTTCTGGAGCATTTCTAAAAGGTTGTTGATCTGACAAATTACTTGTATAGTCGGGTATTGGGTCTGGTTTATTACTATATTGATGAAAAGCTGGATTTAATTGGTCGTAGACTCCTCCTCCTCCTTTTACATTTTGTTCTCTTAATAGACTTGGATTAGCGTCTAGATATTTTTTAATATCAGCGTCCGAATGACCCGCTTCTCGTGCGGCTTCGAGATCTTCTCCTCCGAAATAGGACTTATTTATTCCGTAACTAGTAGAGATTGGGTTTCTTGTCCTTGCTTGCTCAATAATTGATGGTGCGTGAACAAAAGCCTGGTTTGGCTTATCTTCCTCAGAGGCGGAGATAGTAGGTCTTGTGTCCGCTGGATAATTTATTTGTGGGGCTGCGCCTGGAGGTGGGGTAAATGTGGTAGGTACGCTAGGAGCTTTCGGTGCGGGAGTTTGCGTTGTCGGAGCTTGCGGTGCGGGAGCCTGCGCTGTTGGGGCAGGAGATTCTATTTTATCTTGTCTGTTAAAACTTAAAACACCTCCCTTAAGATTTGAGGGTTTTCTATAAGTGACTCTCTCTCCGTCAGTACCAAAACGACTACCAGCTAACCGAGGCGCAATATTTGCTTTAAAAAAATCTTGACCTAAGGCGTCAATATATGATTTTGTTGCATCAGTTAAGTCTGGATATTTGTTGTCATTAGGTTGATTCGATCCTTCCGTGGGGGATCCTGTTACCGTAGGCACTGATGTTTCAAAGTTGCCCCCGGCTAATCTAGTTTCAGAGGGAGCTGTACTTGGTGAATCACTTTCCTCCGTAATACCTAGTGAGGAGCGCTCTTCTGCAGTAGATAGATCTAGAAAATTAGACGGAAATAGCGTGTCTCCTGCAGAAAAGGATTTATCTTTTGCGAGAGGTTTACCGGCGAGAAAGTAAGGCATGGTTAGTACAGAGTTTATGAATACAAGGTTGAACCCGTGGATTCTTTCGGTTGTGAAGCAGGTGAACTGACCTTAGCTTTAAATCCTGGACGGTATATCTTCTTTAAATCAGGAAAATAACGAGACAGCATAGAGTCGTCCTCCGACTCTTGCTCATCTTGATTAAATATATTGCCTGCGAAACGCATGAGTTTACTTGATTCTGCTTTATCTTAGCAAAATTCGCTCTGTAATTTCTTGGTGATAAACCGGCGGAGTTTATGTCCTCTTCGCACAGTCATGTCTAAGGTCTTAGCTTTTAAAGAGGCTTCTTCATATGTCTTGTAGAATTCTGCATCATCTTTATCCAAACAGTAATCAACAATTTTTTTATTCCTTAGAAAAGAGCAGACGTAAAGCCCCTCTGGGTTTTCTATAACCCATATCTCGTAAAAATCTAGTGTAGAACTGGAAGCCATATCGGCCTCGGAAAACAAAATAGGTTGCTCAGGAAGTTTAGTCATGTTTTTAAAATGTGTGTTTTAAACCCAGTAAGGTAAGTTGTATTTTTATTTCGACGCCCATGAGTCTCCTACTGAAGCGTCAGCAGAGGACGGAACCGAGTCTAGAACAAAGTTAGCTGCGTCAATCATGATCGACTCAAGAATTTCTTTATACTTCTCAGCTAAATCCTCTTTTACTTCTAGCACAAGCTCGTCGTGGACTGCTGTTATTAAACGGACATCATCGTTCAAGTGTTGATTTAACTCGGCAATAGCCAATTTTAAAATGTCAGCTCCACTACCTTGAATTAAGGTGTTTGCACTGCACATCATCGTTGCGTCATCGTAACTAAGTAATCTCCTTCTACCACAAGCAGTTCTTACGTATGCCCAGCCGTCTTGAACAAGAGCTGCTCGTTCTTGATGCCACGCACGTAAGCGTGGATATGCAATGTGAAAAGCAGCGTGAGCGATTTTAGCTTCGGATAAACTAATCATCTTTCCGCTCTGAGCAGCATAAGTTTTATATTTGCGGTAGCCCATACCGTACTGAAGAGCAAAGTTCAGTGTCTTACCTTCTTGTCGTTGAGCTTTGGTAACCTCAGAGATGTCGATCTTGTAAATAAGACTCGCTGTTAACACGTGTAGGTCTAAGTTTTTGACAAAGGCTTCTTTCATCTGCGGAATATTTATTAGTTCTGCACCTAACCTCAGTTCAATCTGAGCCCAATCACAAATGACTAGCTTATATCCTGCAGCAGCGACAAAGCATTCCCTGAAATCTTTCGATCGTGGGATCTGCTGGATATTTACAGCATAAACCGATTTACCTTCTTTTTTACTTGCTTTAGGAGGTCCACTGCTGGTGAACCTACCTGAGTTTGCTCCTACTTGGTTATACCCCGAATGAATTCGATGTGTTATCGGATGCACATTAGTGAGTAATTTATTTACATGTTCTAGTCTTGTCTCAATTTTTGTTCGTTCGCGATAAAGAATGAGTGTCGAGTCGTCACTATCAAACTCGGCTAAAGCTATTTGATTAAGCGTCGCCTTGCCCGACGTGGCGTCTGTAGGCAACTGTATATTGCAAGCATTAAAGGCCGCGACAACTTGAGCTGTTGAGCCAGGGTTAAATTCTTTTTTTGGTTTTTTGCCAATAGCAACAAGACCTTCAACTGTTTTAGGGAGTTTTAATTGCTCTGGTAGTCTAGAGTCCAGCTCCGAAATAAACTGTTCTGTCTTCGCGGCTAATTCGTCTTCTACTTTTTTGCGCAGGGAAACTAATTTAGTAATGTCGATGCCAAATCCGTTGTAGCACATAAGAGCTACCGGGCGGACACACTTCGACTCCACGCTAAAAATAGGAGTCAAATTCTCTTCTTGCAGTTCGGCTAATTGATCCGCTGCGATACTCGGCAATATGTCTACGTCTTTGGCTGCGTACTCTATTTGTTCTAGTGTCAAGTTGTCTTGAGACCAGTCTGTTCTGCGTTGTTCTTTGTCTAGTTCAATACCTAACCGACGTTCAGCAATTGCCTTTAGTCCACAAGAGATGTCTGCGAAATAAACTTTTTGCGCTTGTGGGCTTACCCGCTTCTCCTTAAAACCAGCTCGAAGTATCCGCTCAGCTATATAAGTATCGAATATTTTATTCTTAAAATCTATACCTAGGTAGTAAAGAAACTGTAGATCAAAGTTTAAATTCTGACCTATAAGCATTTCACGGGATTCAATCAGCTCCTTTAATTCCGTGTCAGCTTGAACTTTAAATAGGTCAAAAACATATACTGTGCGATCCGTAGTAGTCGGGCAGCTGTCACAAAGTTGGAGTAAGCGCGGTTTAGCCAACCTAGCTTGGAGTCCTGTTGTTTCAAAGTCAAGGCAAAGCTTTTTGTAGTCAGAAAGAATTTTAATTGCTTGAGTGTAATCTGGGCGAGACGTTATGTAATTAATGTGCATTAGAAGTTTAGTAGTAAATAAAAAAGCGCCCCCGCAGCGCAAAGCGCGAGGACGCCACAGCTTTAAAATTTATTCTATATTGTCTTGCGTCTCTGGCTCCTTTGTTTCATCCTCCGTCTCGTCTGCAAGTAAAGATGCAAACGACCAGTTAAACTTAACTAAGTCCAGGTATTTTTGACACTCTCCGTCGTGGTACTTAATTAAGTCATTGATACTAGACCAAAAACAAGATATTAATTCTTCGGATCCTACCGTGTCAATGTAGGTGCATATTGTATCTGAGAAGTCATTTATACATCTTTCTTTTTCAGTTTGATCTGCGCGGCTCTTGTAAGTTCCCATAAAAGTTAAGCGTGACGGGAGTTAAAGAAATTAACTAAGTATGCTTCCATATCACCCCAAGTCTCTTTCACTTCGTTTCCTTTGCTACTAAGTTTGAAGGTGTAGAACATACGACGCATCAAATCCGCTTTAGCACTTGCGTTTTGGCTATGGGAACCATTGGAATACTGCTGACGAATAGACAGCAACCCGTTAGTATCGCAGTAAGTAAGACCCGCACGTAAAGCGATGTATAAAGGGCAGACGTGGAAGGAATCACGGCGAACAACGGCAGAATGTGTTTC